ATGGGTCAGTCAGCCAGCAGTCGGAAGAACGGGCCCCAGACGCGGCGCAGGTGCTCCAGGCGGTTGCACGCCGCGTGCCATTCGTGTTCGGGGAACGTGACGATGACATCGTCAAAGGCCCAGGGGCCCGCGTCGCGGGTGGTGATGATGCGCAGCATGTCAGGGTCTCCAGAAGGGCCCAGGAAGGGCCCGTAGGGGTTGGGTAAGGGGTCAACGAGTCGCGGCCTTCTTCGCTGCGCGCCTGGCCCAGTAGGCGACCACGCGGCGAGCCTCTGCGACCATGTGTGGTTTGTAGTGCGTTGGTTGCGCCACCATGGCGCGCGCGGTGCCGAGGGTCATCGCGAAGTTGCTGGGGTTGGTCCCGTTCATGTCGTGCTCCGGTTGGTGTGGGGGTCGCGGGCCGTGTCTAGCGAGCCGGCCGGAAGTGCATGCGGTCGCACGCGCCGCCGTCGCAGCGGACGGCGCCATCCGCCAGCAACCAGCAGATCGGTTGACGGATGTAGTCCGCGTTATCGCCTACTGGCTGGGCGGGACCGGAGGTAATGCCGGCCTCGGCTGCAACCTCGGCCATCGCCGAGGCCATCACACCGGCCGGGAAATACCCGCCCCCCTGCGCGGCGAGCCGCGCAATACCAGTCGGCTTGAAAGCTGCCATGGCCTCCGCCGCGGCGAAAGCGGTTGCCCTGAACTCAGAGACGGTCATCTTGGTCATCTTGCACTCCGGTTGGTTGATGCCTCAACTATGCCCCGCTGCCAGGAGTCTGGCAAGCCCCTTTCCTAGAGTTTGCACTCTAAAGTACACTCCCGCACATGGCACAGATCCACACCCTCGAAGCCCCCGGCCATCCATCCATCGGCGGCGCCCTGATCGTCTACCCGTCCGGCTATCGGCAGCAGCTCACCTGGCGCTGCCCGCCGGTCCAGGCGGCCATGGCAGACCCCCAGCGGTCCGGGCAGGAGCTGGCCACGGCTGCCCTACAGGGGCTGCTCGATCGCGGCCTGCGGGACGACGCGGATCGGACCAACTGGTCTTCGATGGCGGCTGGTCTGGCTGCGGTTTACAGGGGGTGGGGGGAACGGGGGAGGGCCCGCGAATCGCAGGGGGTGTACCCCGGTGCGGGGGCCTCTCCCCCACACACCACATAACGAAAAATTCGATTTTTTGCACCAAAAATTCGATTTTTTGCACCAAAAAATTTGATTTTTTGCACCAAAAACCGCGATTTCCCACACCCCCAAAAATTTTGCAGAGAAATTTTATGGAATTCGCCCCAGACCCCCGAAAAGTCCCGCCGAAGGGCCTTCCGGTGCTTGCGCCGCAGGCAAATACGTCTGCGGTCATCAAACAGCCCGGTTTGGTGAAGCTTTTTGCGCAGCATTTCGTGCGAAACGGCTTCAACGCCATGAAAGCAGCCGAAGCCGCGGGGTTCGTACGCCCTTCACCCACCTTCGTGCGGAACCTGGCCGACAGCAAGCCGGTCAAAGAGGCCATCAGCGAGCTGCTGGGGCCGTACAACGACGCCCTGAGCCACATCGTGACGCCGGAGACGGTCAAGCGCGAGATCGCACGGATCGCATTCGGCGACATCCGGGGCCTGTTCAACAGCGACGGGACCCTCAAGGACATCTCGGACATCGACGACGACACAGCGGCCGGGATCTCGACCATTGAGGTGGAGGTCAAGCGGTCCCGCGCCACCGAGGGTGGGGACGCGCCTTCGGAACGGACTGAGACCCGCGTCCTGAAGATCAAGCGATACGACAAGCTCGCGGCGCTCAACATATTCGCCCGGTACACGAAGCTCATCGGGGACGACGCCCAGGACGGCGTCAACGCCCTGGCCGGAGCGCTCGCCAGCCGGCTGGACGCGGCCAAGCGGCGCATGACCGCGGCTGAGGACGTGGAATCCCGGCCGCTGCAACGGGTGGTACAGTCCGACCCACCCCCTGACGAGGACGACCATGACCTCTATTGACCAGCCGCAACCAGGCCACCGGATCGTGCGGCAACGGCGTGTACTGACGCCGTGACCGCGCGCACCCGCTGGCTCGACCGGCACATCGCGGCGCCTGGCCCCTACCTCACGTTGTGCCTGCACGAGCACGAGCTGCACGCCGCGCTGAGGCACATCAAGTACCCGGGCACCCTGCCGTGGGTGCTGCCTGGCAAGCAGGCCACTGTGCACACCCTCATCCCACCGAAGGGCGGGCAGACCTGCATCGTGTGCCTGGACGACTGGCAAGGCCGCGACCCGATCGAGGTGGCCGGCCTGCTGGTCCACGAGGCCGTGCACATCTGGCAGCAGTACGCCGACGACATCGGCGAGCACAACCCCGGGCGCGAGCAGGAGGCATACGCCATCCAGGCGATCGCGCAGGAACTGATGGCGGAGTTCGCCAGGAGAATGGAATGATCACCGAACAGGAAATCGCCGCAGTCGCCAACAAGGCGCCCCGCATCACGCCGGCCGACATCGAGGCGAACATCGCCAGCGAGCACTACTTCACCGCTGCCCAAGGGTGTGTCGGCAACATGGACGAAGACCCGTCCGATGCTGCCTTGGGCAGCCTTGACCTGCTGACCTTCTGCGTGCTGGTGCTTCGCAACGGCTTCACCGTCACCGGCGAGAGCGCCTGCGCCAGCCCCGAGAACTTCAACGCCGACATCGGGCGCAGAGTCGCCCGCGAGAGCGCAGTCAACAAGGTCTGGCCGCTGATGGGCTACGAGCTGCGCTCGAACCTCGCGCGCGAAGGTTGACCGCCGCTCATGGCTGACGCGATCTCAGGCAGCGCCGTAGGCGCGCTGCTGAACCAGCTTGCCTCCTACCACGACGACCCCCTGGGCTTCGTCATGTGGGCCTTCCCATGGGGTGAGCCGGGGACGCCGCTGGAGAAGAAGGCCGGTCCGGAGCAGTGGCAGATCGACCAGCTCACCCGGGTCGGCACGAAGGTGCGCGAGGGCGGGCCCGCCGGGTGCGTCGTGCAAGAAGACGTTACTGCAGGCCGGGGTGTCGGAAAAAGTGCCCTTACCTCGTGGTGGGTGCTTTGGGCCGTCAGCACGCACTCCAACACCCGGGGCGTCGTCACCGCCACAACTGAGGGACAACTGCGCACGAAAACGTGGGCGGAACTCAGCAAGTGGTACTCGATGTTCATCGCCAAGCACTTCTTCAAGCTGACTGCGACGAGCATCTTCATCGCCAACGACCCGGAACGCGAAAAGTCGTGGCGCATCGACGCGATCCCTTGGTCCGAGAACAACGTCGAAGCCTTCAACGGCCTCCACAACAACGGCAGCCGGCTGCTGATCCTGTTCGACGAGGCCAGCGGCATCGCCGACCCGGTGTGGGAGGGTACGCGGGGCGTGCTGACGGACGCCGACACGCAGATCATCTGGCTGCGCTACGGCAACCCCACCCGCACGTCAGGGCAGTTCTTCCAGAACTGCACGAAGCCCGGCCGCAACCACGTCACCCGCGTGGACAACCGGGACGTGAGTTTCTCGAACAAGGCCGAGATCCAGTCCTGGGTGGACGAGTACGGCGAGGACTCGGACTTCGTGCGGGTCCACGTCCGGGGGATGTTCCCGCGAGCCGGCTTCGCCAACTTCATCAGCCCGGAACTGGTCTTCAACGCCCGTCGGCGCCGGCTGAACGAGCGCGACTACATCTCGCACCCAAAGGTGCTGTCGGTCGATCCCGCTCGGTTCGGCGACGATGCCTCCGTCATCACGCTGCGGCAGGGGCTGAAGGTCCACTACCAAGTGACGCTGCAGGGCTTCGACGGCTTCGACCTCGCGGGCCGCGTCTTCGAGCTGGTGCGCAAAGAGGGCGGGGTCTCGTGCATCGCCTACGACGCCATCGGCAACGGCGCCGAGCTGGACGGCGTGCTGCGCCGGATGCAGGGCCTGCCGCCGCTGGTGCCGGTGCAGTGGGGGATCCCAGCCGGCGACGACAAGCAGTACGCGAACCTGCGCAGCGAGGCGTGGGGGAAGATGAGGGAGTGGCTGGAACACGGCCAGATCCCGGACGACGACAACCTCGCCAATGAACTGACGAGCCTTGATTACGCCACCGACAATCGTTTCCGCATACAACTGCAGAGCAAGAAGGATGCGAAGAAAAACGGCGGAAAATCACCCGATAGGGCAGACAGCCTAGCGATTTCGCTAGTGCCCGAACTTACGGCACGGAAGCTGGTTTCTGCCAAGGTCCGACCGGTGAAGCGGCGCACAGTAATTTGGTCCCGCTGACCCGCGCCCGTCGCGTGTATCATTACGGCCACCATGGCCGAAACAAACCCACTGATCCGCACCCTGGGCCTGCAGCAGATCATGCAGCGGGACGCCGTGGCGCCGCCCGAGACCATGGATCTGGACGTGAGGCCCGAGTCGGTGCTGTCCAGCCATGTGCGCAAGGCGTGGGCTGACGCGAAGCTGGCGCGGGCCAAGATCGACCTGAAGCTGCTGGAGTGCCTGCGGGCCCGTCGCGGGGTCTACAGCCCCGCAGCCCTGGCGCAACTGCAGGCGGCCAACGGCGGTATGAACGTCGTGTGGGCCGACATCACCGAGGCCAAGTGCCGGGGCGCCAGCGCCTGGATCCGCGAGATCGTGCTGCCCACCGGCGAGCAGCCGTGGGGCCTGACGGCGACACCGCTGCCCGACCTGCCGCACGCGATGAAGGTGGCCGTCGTCAAGAAGGCCATGGCGCAAGCGCAGCAGACGATGGTCCAGGCGGCGCAGGCCGGTGGCGAGGTGATGGCGCAAGATGAGTTCCTGCAACTGACCCGGGAGCTGGGCGACAAGCTGCGGACCGAGGCCGAGAAGGACTACCGCAAGCAGGCCGGCGTGCGCGCCAAGCGCATGGAGCAGGTGATCGCCGATCGGATGGCCCAAGGAGGCTACGCCGAGGCCATGGATGCCTTCATCGAGGACTTCGTGACCTACCCGGCCGCCATCCTGAAGGGGCCGGTCTACGCCCGCAAGCGCGAGCTGCAGTGGGGCGCCGGCTGGACGCCCAAGGTCACCAACAACCCCCGCCCGACGTGGTCCTGCGTCAGTCCGTTCGATGCCTACCCGGCGCCTGGCGCCCGGTGCCCGCAGCGCGGGGACTTCATCGAGCGGGTGCGGTATCGCCGCAACGAGCTGCACGACCTGAAGGGCCTGCCGAACTACCGCGACGACCAGATCGACGCCGCGCTGCGCGACTACAGCGCCGGCCGCATGGAAGGCTGGCTCTTCACCGAGTCCGAGCGCCAGCGGCTGACGCAGGAGTCGCTGTTCATGTGGCTGTCCCCGGCCGGTGTCATCGACGCCCTGAACTACTGGGGCTCGGTGCCCGGCTGGAAGCTGATGTCCTGGGGCGTGGCGGAAGACCTCGAAGAGACCCGGGACTACGAGTGCAACGTGCTGCTGTGCGGCACCTACATCCTCTACGCGGCACTGAACCCGAACCCCCTGGGCGCCCGCCCGTACCGCAAGGCGTGCTACGACGAGATCCCGGGCGCGTTTTGGGGCCGCAGCATCCCCGATCTGGCCGCCACCAGCCAGCAGATGTGCAACGCCACGCTGTCGAGCCTGGCGGACAACCTGAGCGTGGCCAGCGGCCCGCAGGTGTGGGTGCACGCCGACCGGTTCGCCGACGGCGAGCAGTCCATGGAGCTGTTCCCGTGGAAGATCTGGCAGCTCAAGAGCGACCCCACCCAGGGCACGAACCCCGGCATCGGCTTCTTCCAGCCTGATGACCGCAGCACGACGCTGCTGGGGGTCTACGAGAAATTCAAGAACGAGGCGGACGACACCACCGGCATCCCCCGCTACACCTACGGCAACGAGCAGGTGGGCGGCGCGGGCAACACCCTGGGCG